AGGTTTCTGTCCCAAGACAGTCTTTAAACGTCTCTCCAAATCTTCATATGACTTAAACTGATCTGGTGCGGTAATAGCAGATAGAGAATACTGCTTCTTCCACAATGCTTCTAATGCATCATCATCATCTAGTAAAGGTGCTACCTTATCAAACTCAGACTTATCATAGTTCCAGAACCCATCCTTCTTAACGATCTTCAGCTTAAAGTTTGCACCCTGCCAGAAATCAAAAGGATTGATTGGAGTTTCATCATCAAACTCTGGTTGCATTGCTTCCAGAACCTTATCAAATATTTTCTTACCATACTTAAACAAGAATACTCTACCCTCATTCTCTGGATGAAGAGGATCTCTTACAACATAAACGTTGGAGTAATAAGATAGCTTGCGCTTCTGCTTACGTACTGTATCCTTATCAGCATCATTACCACTGTTCCATAACTGACGATTGTAGTCTGAAACAGGATCTTTGCCACCAGTTGTGGTCAAAGAGTTCTCAATGTACCATCCACCTGGTCCTTGGAATGCATGTGAATAAACCTTTACCCAAGGGAGTTCTTCTCCATCAGGTGCTGGAAGAAAACGAATAACTGCTGACCCAACGCCAGTCTTATCCAATTCTGCTTTCCAGAATCTTTCATCTGCTCCACCAGAAGATGAATTCATCTTCTCTACTTCTTTTACCAGTCTATCGGTAAGAGAACCAAGCTTGGATTGCTTTTTCAGTTTGTCAAAAGACATTTAGATTACCTCGTATTTGTTGAGATTTGGCTTGTGTGTATCCAGTATACTTGAGTCACCTTGCAGTGTCAAGTATCAAATCTTTAAGGATTTTTTTATAGTGGAATACATCTATATTTAGGAAGGGAGAATACTTTTTCATTTTCATACTCACACTCTTCCACACTACATCATCTAACTTCTTATCAAAATTATTTCTATATCCTAGTATCTTATCACATATAATCATAGTCTCTATAGATATCTTCCCCCCTAAATGACTCTTCAAAATAGGAGGGTGTCCCTTAGAGCAATTAAATACATCATCAATCTTCCTACCATCAAACAACTCTTCAGTTTCATTCTTAAACACATATGATAATGATTGAATTCTCTTCTGCCATTCTCTATAAGTATGCTCTCCTTTCTTAAGAATGGTAGCCATGTATACTACTTGAGGGTCGTCTCTCCCTACAAAATTAGATACAAAGAAGTTTTCTATATCCTTATCAGGATACATCCTTGACATCTTCTCAAAATAAAACCTATCTTTCCTATTATAAAAAGACTTTACAGATATCCTACTGAGTTTGTTTCCGAATTTTTGGTAGTCAAATTTTTCCTTGGTGAAGTGATTCTTCATCGCAAGGTATGTTTTATAACATTCAAATGGCATCATTAAAAAACTAGCTTAGCTCTTGATGTTCTCTTTAAAAAATTAAGTTCTTGTGCCTGATACTTAATCTTTTCTTTCAATGGTTTAGGAATAAGTTTAGGCACTGATTCTAAATCTATACTATTCTGATCACAGAAATGAATGATAGCATCAATATAATTCATCTGAGGATTATCCAATACCATCTGCTCTATAGACTGAGCAAACCTAGTAGGACAAAAGAATTTCTTCTCTAATACTTTCTCTAATTCATTGTCCATTAGTTTCATTCCCAGTGTGGTTAGATACAAACTCTTTAATATATCTTACTAATAATTTAATATAATCCCCTTTGTTTCTTTTGTCAAATACTTTTACTTCACCCTCAGGAGTTACCATAAGAGTGATCAATTTAGTAACAGGTATATCTGTCAACTCATAGTATGCAGAAGCATAAAACATTTCCTGAACAAAGTAATTCTCTAACCACTTCTCAGGTTTAATCTTAGTTGAAGTTTTGAAATCTATAACTGCTAACTCACCCTCATACTCCGCTATACAATCAACTCTACCAGCAAGACCAAGGTATTCTGAATAGAGAGTCCTCTCTATAGCGTGTATGTTATTTATCTTATCTAGATATGGTGTAGCATGATGAAACATATACTTGGTGACTGGTGTAAATAAATCCCAATCCAATTCCTTATTCTCTAGATACCTTTGTGCTGCCTCATGGAAATCAGTTCCCCTTGCAGTAGCTTTCTTGGTTATCTTATTTGCTTCTTCATTCCCTACTCTCTTTCTCCACTCCACAAAGACTTGTCTATTATAAAAAGACGTGACTGAGGTAATAGAAGGAACCCACTTACCACTTGGTAACTGATACAATCTACAGCCAGGAGTTTCTCTTTTATCTAATTCAAGATCACCTAAGAAATTACAATGGGTAAAACTCATAAATTCAATTCCAACTTAGAAAGTAGATATTCTTTACACAAACCTGACCTTACTATATCTTCTACACCAAATTCAATAATGTCTACTGATGGCATAACTCTAAGGATATTCATGAAGTCATGAATACCATTCCTTTCATTCTGTTTAATCAAGTCAGTCTGAGTAGCATCTCCACAGAACATAATCTTGGAGTCTGTACCTATCCTTGTTATTATACTATCTAACTCATGAAAATTCAAGTTTTGAAATTCATCTACTATAACAATAGCTCTGTCTAATGTTGTTCCTCTAATGAATGATGTGCTCCAAAATCCAATAGTCTCCTGTACTTTGAGGTTGCCATACAACATCTCAAAGTCTGCCTCACTAGGCATCTCAAACATATACTTAACCATATTCTTATATGGTATCTGGTATAAGTAAGACTTATCCTCATGGTCTCCTGGTAAGAAACCAATCTCCCTAGTAGCAACCAATGACCTTACAATATAGATCTTATCATATGGCGTAGAAGTATTTAAAACATCAGCCAATGCTTTATAGAGAGTGATAAATGTTTTACCTGTACCTGCTGCACCATAAGCAACTAAGTTCTTACCTGTATCATAGGAATCGAACAAAGCTTTCTGATTATCAGTAAGGGCTTCTACGTCCCTTAACATATCAGTATTAATTGGTTTCTTTCTTTTCATCTGTTTAGATGTTAATCCAACTCCAATAGGTTGGTCCCCATTCTTTTTCTTTCTTGCCATATTAGTTAGTCCATCCAAGCAGATTGAGTTGAAGATTCATAAGATCCTTTCTTAGCTAATCTTCCAGAGATACCTCCAGACTTCTCAGCTTTCTTTAGGACTTCGCCCCATCCAGGATTCTTATTAACTAATTTATCTCTCCACTCACCAACTTCTCCTACACCTGCGCACCCTTTAGACCAGTCCTTATCCCAGTCAGGGTTTTCTTTTCTCCATTTATCATAAGCACTCATAGTCATAGAGAGTTCTTGAGTCTCTCCAGTCTTGAGATTTTTCAAAGGGTATGTTGGCATGTGTAAAGTATATGGTAGTTTTATTTAGAGCCACCCAAGGGCTTCAGCTACAATAGGAAATTGTTCATTGAAGATTGATCTACAATTCTCAGCAATTTCCATATGTTCTTTCTGAGTTCCATGAGCAGAACGTAGATTGATGTAATGTATCCATGACCTAACAGATCCAGTCATGTATAGTTTAGTAGGAGTAGCAAGTGGTAAGACAAACCTAGCACACTCTTTAGCAACACCAGCATCAAGCATCTCCTTATAGAGTTTCATTCCATCAACAAAATGTCTCTGCATTTTAAGATCAAAGTCTTGAACCAGAAACCGATCTAAGTCATCAATAGAGTTCTGTCTATTCTTATCATCCTGTCTTCTTAATTCTGGTAAAGGAATAACCTTACTTAGCATACTACTATCAGCATACCTTTGAGAGAACTCTTGATAAGTAAATGACCTGTGCCTTAATATCTGTGCTGCAAGACCACGTGTAGTCTCAATCTCCACAGTCATGTGTGCTTGCTCAAAGACCGACCAATGACCGTGTTTTATACAGTAACCTAGTAAACCAGCTACCTTTGGATTGTCTTGATTCTTTGGGTTGCTCACTCTTGCCACGTACCCCATTGTCTCTTCTGCCTTTGGGGTTACTGTTACTAATTTCACGTTCATAATGTTTCTTTTCACGTTTCAGTTGTTTTTTAATCATCTTGGCGTAAAAAACATCCTTCTTACTATACCAATCAGGATGCTCTTTTGCTAATCTAATAAGTTTCTTTGCTGCTTTCTTGTCCTTCATTCATACTAGTCTGGATAGCCATCATCATCCTCAAAAACTTCATCATAATCTGTGATGGCAGTTGTGCCTTGGTATTTATATGCTGACACATCTGAATAGACTTCTGACTCTAAAGAATCAACAAGCAACTTAAGATTTTTAACTATTAACTTAAGCTTTTCTTTATCCATGTTTAAAATACTTATTAACTACTTCTATCTGATCATGATAGACTGCTATCTTATTTAATTCTACTTGGATTGCTTCAGTAATATCTGAATGCTCTCCAATACCAGCAGGATTTTCTAAGTAAACATTTACATTTACCTTATGCTTTTCTATCTCACCATTAGCATGTGCTAATACTGCTTTTAATAATTGGTCTCTCATGTGAAGGGCCATACGATTCTCCTATAATCTATTATATATTAAAAAAGGGGGTATGTAAACCCCCTTGATTCTTTAAGCAGTTGCTAGTTCTTTAAGGAACTTAACACCACGGTAGGTTTCTTCAACCTTACGTGCTTGAGTTGCTTTTTGTGTATCAGTGTCGTACTTGACACCACGGTAAGTGACTTGTGCCATTTTGTTACTCCTAAAGTAATTGGATTTTTAGCCCCGTTCCTTTAGTCATTTGCGTCTCCGAAGGAGATGAACGCTCCGTTCCGTGACTTACTTGCGACCCTTCTGGGTTGAACGTAATAGTATGTTAGCATACCATAATTATATAGTCAAGCTAAACTGTATTATTTGATACCAAATCCATTTACTATCTTATCTGCATGTCTATTATTCTCTTTCAGTTTAGTCATCCAGATTCTTTCTTCAAGAGTCACCTCTCCATCAGTTGATATCACTCTACAGCAGATATCAACTAACTTGTTGTAATAGTTGTTGCTTAACATTTTCAATAGCCGCTGGTAGTATAGCATATTCCATTCTTTGAATTGCCTTTGTTAATGATTCTACAGTATCATCAGCAAGAATGGGTACTTCTTTTTGAAGTATTATTTCTCCTCCATCTAATTCTTCATTGACATAATGAACAGTGCATCCAGTAATATCATCACCAGACTCCATAGCCTGCTCTACTGCATGTAATCCCTTGTACTTAGGAAGTAATGATGGATGTACATTAATAATAGGAGCAGGGAAAGCAGCAGGATTTTTAATCACTCTCATATATCCTGCCAAGACTATAAGATCAACCCTCCATGTTTCAAAAAGTTTAATCATCTGATCCTCTTCTTTGGCATTAACATAACAATGGTTTATACCAAACTTTGCTGCTCTTTTAACAGCTCCACACTTTTTCTTGTTATATATCATCAGCACAACTTCATCGTGCCAACAAGTTCTTAAAATATTCTCGAAGTTTGTACCATTACCTGAACACATAACTCCTATTCTCATTATACCCACTCCTCATAAGATGGTTCTTCTTCTCCAACATAATATTTAAAGTGTTCAGTATCAAAATATGATTTACCTCTCTTACCATCTCTCTCATCTAATACTTCGTTAATAAGTATCTTTAACTCTCTAGCCATTTCAGGAGTATGCAATCTCCTTGGAGTAATAGTAGCAGGTTTATGTGGTTGTATTCTTACTGGTCCTTTATAATTAGGATCAATAGGTCCACTCATACCTTGAGTATCAATCTTACTCATAAGGGTCTCCCATTCTTATCAACTAAACCTAGTTTCTTTACTTGACCTAGATTAGATTTATTAAACTTCTTAATCTTCTTATACTCTTTGATAAGTTTATCTACTTCATCCTTATATACTTTAACATTTAATTCCTTTGCTTCATCTTCCCTTGCAACAAAACCTAACCCAGTATCTTCTCCCTTTTCATTCTCTTGCGCTTCTAAGTAATCATTGATGCCGTTCTGAATCTCACCTTCAATGATGTCATTAATCTGAGCTTTAAGGTCTTCATCTCTCATTTTCTTTTCCTCTTGACTTTCTTTTCAGGTGGGTTTCTTTTATTGTTCCATAAGGAAGGTCTTACATTACCTTGAGCAAAGGTTATATCCTGCAATTTCTCCTTATGTTTATCCCAATAGTCATCAAATACATCTACCTTACTATCTGCCATCACTATATCATATACTACCTTCTCTTTCTCAACATAAGTTACTAGATAAGCATTGCGAGGCAATGTCTTATCATCTGCTGCTGACTTCTCACACTTTTCATGGATAAGATTACAGGACATTATGACCTCCCACCCCATTCAATGTCAGGAAAGGCTTCCTCTACTACTTCAAAAGGAATATCATACATGTCTTCCAAATCTTTATCCTTTACTGCAATCACAATGTCTGCCTCACTAGGATGTAAACCTTCTAACATCTGAATGAAGATAGTCTCTCTTCTAATAGTAGATAACTGATCATTACCACCTTTAACAAACAAATAAAGATTCCTCTGCTCTCTACGCAAAGAAGAATGATCTGTACCTAAAGGATTTTCATTAGGCTTATAAGGTACTTTACCTTCAGGAAGAAGAGAAATAACTGAGTCATCAAAGTTCCATATAAAAAGACTCTTTAAGATGTCGCATTCATATTCTTTAAGGATAGCAACCTTCTTTGCATCAGTCTTTTGCTCCACCACTAAATCCAATATCTCATTCATAAAAGGATTATTAGGAAGCTTCTTAGGTGCTGTCTTCCTTGGCTTTCTAGGTTTACGAGTCTTAGGACTCCCCGTCGTCGTCATCATCGATTTCGTTGTTGTCATTGGTTTCAATTCTTAAGGCTAAAATTTCATCAGGAACTAATTGTCCATTTGCATCAAACATTTCTGGATGAGTATACACTACTTGTGGAGTAGTCTCATAAGAGTGTTGTCTTGCCATCCATCCTATCATACCTCCTACCATAATTGCAAGGATAGACACTAATGTCATAAGTGTCAAGGTTACTACAAGTGTTTCTGACATGGCACTCCTCCAGTGAGTTTATTTTTTTCTAATGTCCAAGTAAAAGTTTAAATGAAATATAATCTCCCTATTCCATAGAGCAATTAGATTTCCAAACTTTACTTGAAAGGTCTTTGGTTTTTCTGGTTTCTCTTTCCTCCGATTTCTTAACAACAATTCTACACCCCTATTGATTTGGGGTTTGTCATTATTTAGATCCTTTTTTTCTTCTTCCTGGTCTTCTGTCATGTTGATACCTCCATGCATCTTCCATGATGCCATACAAATACTTTTTTATCTTTCTTGCTTGAGGCTTAGGGATGTGACCATAAGCCTCACGCAATTGTTTATGATTAGAATCATTCCCTCCTTCAATATACTCCTGTAATTCTAATACTGCCTCTTTTATTTCAGCAGCAGTAGAACTTTCAACAAAAGAATCTATTTCTGCTTTTTTAGTATTACGATGTTTTAAATAATCATAAAACTTTAACTGCATTCTACCCTCGAAAGCATACTCTAGAGCATGTTCCAGCATATCATAAACAGCGTCAAAATCGTCTTTCATTAGACTAATTTATTCTCCTTTAAATATTCAACTGTCTCAGTGCATCCACCAAGATTAGTTGAATCTATTACTACTTGAGGGAAAGTAGATCCCTGACCAAACTGACCATAGAATGATTCCCTATCAAAATGTTCATTGAGTTTATAAACTCTATGACTTAACCCAGCTAACTCTAACACTTGCACCACTTTTGTGCAATAAGGACAACCATCTCTAGAATAAACTGTAAAATTTCTCATCTCCCTTCCTTAGTCTTATTTTTAATTACAATTACATTGTTCTTATGGTCAGGAACAAACTCAAGTACATCCCCATGTGGCCACATCATCTCCTCATAAAGAGCATTAAGCCTATCCATATCTTCCCACATATCATTAACATGAGGAGAAGGAAAAATACTATCTTCTGGTTCTAGATTGCCGTGCATATGCTGTTCCTTTAACAAATTTTATTTAGTGTCCATAAAAAATGGAGGGGTTTTAATCCCTCCATATCCTAACAAATATTCAGTTTTAAATCAAGTCTAACCTATTGCAGGAGCAACAAGTGCAACTTCACTAGTGTCTGCAGCAGCAAGGTCTAGTGGGAAGTTGTGTGCATTTCTTTCATGCATAACTTCCATACCAAGGTTTGCTCTGTTAAGAACGTCTCCCCAAGTAGGTACAACCTTACCAGATGCATCAACAACCGACTGGTTGAAGTTGAATCCATTCAGGTTAAATGCCATTGTGCATATACCCATTGAGGTTAACCACACACAGATAACAGGCCATGAGGCAAGGAAGAAGTGCAGTGAACGTGAGTTGTTGAATGAAGCGTATTGGAAAATAAGACGACCAAAGTAGCCATGAGCAGCCACAATGTTATATGTTTCTTCTTCTTGTCCAAACTTGTAACCATAGTTCTGTGAATCTAGTCCAGTAGTCTCACGAATGAGTGAGGATGTGACCAAGGAACCATGCATAGCAGAGAACAAAGCACCACCAAACATACCTGCCACACCTGCCATGTGGAATGGATGCATGAGGATATTATGTTCCGCTTGGAAGACAAACATAAAGTTGAATGTCCCTGAGATTCCCAACGGCATACCGTCACTGAATGATCCTTGTCCGAAAGGATAGACCAAGAAGACTGCAAAGGCAGCTGAGACTGGTGCACTATAAGCAACACAGATCCAAGGGCGCATACCCAATCTATAGGACAATTCCCACTGTCTTCCCATGTATGCTGAGATACCTATTAAGAAGTGGAAGATAACCAATTGATATGGACCACCATTGTAGAGCCACTCATCTAGTGAAGCAGCTTCCCATATAGGGTAGAAGTGAAGTCCAATAGCATTGGAGGATGGTACAACAGCACCTGAGATGATGTTATTACCATATAAGAATGAACCAGCAACTGGTTCGCGAATCCCGTCAATATCGACAGGAGGAGCAGCAATAAATGCAATGATGAAGCATGTAGTTGCAGCAAGCAAGCATGGAATCATTAAGACTCCAAACCAACCGACATAAATTCTATTATCGGTTGATGTTACCCACTCACAGAACTGAGGCCATCCTTGCAATAGACTTTGCTCTCTCTTTTGAAGAGTAGTCATTGAAAGATAAGAACGTTTTTGAGTAGATAGGATAAGAGACGGATTGATCTGCCTAGTCTCGGTAGCGGCAGTATTAAAAGGTGGGTGTACATATGCTGCTTATACTCAGCCCCATTGTACAATCGGGGGGACTTATTGATTGCCCTTTCCACCCAGGTTATTTATTATAAACTTTTGTTAAGGAGTTGTCAAGCCTCCTAAATAGATTTTTAAAACTGTGAGGGCAGGAGTCGAACCTGCAAGTCCCGCCAGGAACATCAGTTAAACAGACTGACACGTTTACCAGTTTCGTCACCTCACAATGGGAGGCTCTATGGAAGAGCACTCATTAGGCGTTGCATACCAATGCCACCCCCACTTCTAGGGAAGAAATCAAAGGAGAGAAACTCATCTAGTTCTTTCTCTACTCTTTCCTTACCAAATAATTTGTAAAGTAATTCAGCATATTGTCCATCAGATATAGTATGGAAGGTTTCTCTCATCTGTTCCTTATCAGTACTCCTTTCAGCACTACCAATAGTTTCCATACCACCTATGATAACATCAATCTTCTTGCTTGTATCATCAGAATTCCTTGCCATGTTCCAGAAAGGTGAAGTCCATTCAGGAAACTCAGTAATCATACCCCTACCTATTGTTCTTTCATGGTCATGATCTAACTCTTTAGTATTGAACTGATTGGTCCAATCCTCATAGCTTTGTATTTGATATTGTTCTAAAGGGATACCTAAATGCTCACACAATTCCATTTCCATTTCTCTTAGGTCATCTACTCCTCCCTTCATTTCAAACTCAAACATAGGGAAGATAGTTTCATGTCTACCCTCTACTGGATTAGGCTCTGCTCTATAAGATGTAGAAACACAGAAGAACCCTGCTGCATCTGGGTTGGAAAGTAATTCATACTCCAACCACATCTGTCCTGTCTGGGGTAATGGCCATACCTCACCATTATAATTGTAGGTTGCTACTGTCTCAGGATCTTCACAAGCAGCAAGGATGCTCAATCTATTTTGAGTATGAACTTCTAGGAAATTTTTAGACAAAAAAAATGACCTCAATAGGTCAACTGTCTTGGTATATTTTTGTGGGTCAATCAAGCTTGTCATTATTTCTAGGCAAAACTAATCTATTTAGACACTTCAACCTTGCCAAATCATATCAGGCATCGGTGCTTGTTGTCCTCTCAACATAATCATTAAGATGAAGTAACAAAGGAACCACGAAAAATTAAGAAGGATGTTCTGTCTCCATAGAAACTTCCTTACTCTCATAGCAGTCTCAATCTTCTTCTCATCATCCTGTCTTCTTATTACTTGCTCTATAACAATAGAAACAATAAACATAATAATGAATGGCAAGAACCAAAAGTCCAGAAAGTTTGCCATAAAAAATAAGAACTCTTTCATTTTTCTATAACCTTAATTTTAATGGTGATACTAACTCAACCTGTACTGGTTTACTAAGAATCTCAGCAAGTTTATGATATGCTATAGCAGTCATTACTTGTGGTGCTATAAAAGCAACCATAGCTATAACCCAAAAGAAGTAATAATAATTTTCTTTGTTTTGTGTTCTCATCGTTTTATAAGTGCAGGAACATCTCCATCATCGTCATCATCATCCCAAGGATCTTCTAACTCATTCTGTAGTTTATTAATCCTTGCTTGCAATTCATTATAATCCTCTATATCACAACTCTTAAAAGTAACACCCATCAATTCATCTCCCTCCTTTACACCTACCATTTCAGGATGAATATCATTCTTAATTATAGGCTGAGTCATAAGATTCCATCCTTTCGCCATAGACCTAATAGCCCAAACTAAAAGAAGAAACCATGTTATAGAAAAAATAATATCTGTTAAAGGATTCATCTTATTCTTGGTATCTTTCTAGCAGCATCTTGAACCATTGGCATAACTTCTGTCTCTACTTTGTCGGCAATCTTATCAACTATACTTATATCTATATCCATAAAAGGTGGAATGATACCAAGCAATCTCAAAGTGCCGTCAAGAAATAAAGCAAGACAAATAAATCCAAGGATCATACTAATGATAGTTGCTTTAAAGTTATGCTCTGCCATCGATGCTTCATCAATTGCACGGGCCTCTTCAACAGCAGCAGCTACCATAGCATCAACTTCTGCTTTAGTATAAAAATCTCCTATGATAGGGATGTCGTGCTTGTCCATACTCTTTTATATACACTATGAGTATAGCATAGGGCTTTTATTTATGCTAGTATAATCAATTACATGTTAAGATTGCTAAATAAAACACGGTTTGGTGTTAGTAAATGAAAAAAATCCTTCCCTTGGTAATGCTTTTGATGACCTCACCATTAGCTGCGAGGGCAGATATAACATCCAGAATGACTTCCAGTGTTCAGCTGACAGTCAATGCTGCTGCAACTCAAATGGAGAGAATTGGCTCTTCATTTAGTATCACAGGAAATAATGTCGATACAACTGATGGAACCACTGCTAATACAATTAGTGCTGGTACTATAACTTCAGGCGTATATGCACCTGGAACTATTGCAGCCACGCAGGATGACCCAGGTGAATCTTTCAGCTTCACTCAGGCATTTATTCAAGGTGATGCTATTGATACAACTGGGCCTGACATAGGAGATGTTTCAGCATATGGTGATCAGTTATCTACTGCAGCTGGAACTGCTGGATCATTAGCTGGTACTGTCACAAGTCAAGGTGCTTTGACTGTAACCGCTGGCGGAGCTGGAACTTCAGCTACTGGACAATTTGTAACTGAGTTGTCAATCAACTAGTAGTAATGAAAGGGCTTATAACTACTATACTGGTGTTATTAGGTAGTGCGGGTGCTGCAAAAGCAGTCCCCGTAGTACCGAATTTTCAACAAGGTTCGATGACGAGCCACACCGAGACTGAATCGACAGTCACGGAAACTATAAACTCAATTGACTATAGGACAGGATGGGAATACTCAGTGACTGGGGTAGGCG